CTCCACGCCTGCGGGCTAAAGGGGGCACTTTTTCTTCACCCCTGCGGAGGTGTCCAGGCGGCCCAGTGCTTACGCTGGCGCGGTGTTTTCGATGCGGACAATACCTGCGATTCCCTGCGGCCAGCGTGCAATCTAGGGCCACTCAAAGGCCTCTGCTGGGGCGCTTGTTTCAGGTTCGGTGTCTTTCGGAGGTAATTTTAGTAATGAGCAGCCATAACGCAGGCTCAAGGCCCCGGATTTGCTGGGTTTGCTCGATTACCTTGGAGGGTAATTTAAGGTAAGGGTAAAGGTAATTTTTCTGTAAGTGCTTGATTTTAAAGGGCTGCGTGTTTCTCTTGTCTAACCAGTGTTTGGGGTAATCCCATTACCTGATAATTACCTTTTTATTACCTTTACAAATATCGCCTAAGGTCTTGTTTCTAAAGGGGTTTACCTACCATAAAACAGAAAATTACCTTTATTACCTCGTTTTGATGGCTCAACATAAAACGTGTAGACTGCGCCGCGCGGTGGTGATCAGTGGCGTACTCTCCAGAAAGCTGGGAACACACTGGGAACAAAACCGCACGATATAAGATAGGGATTTAGTTGATTCCATTGGCTTACAGATGTGCGCAGGCGTTGCTTCATGAGTTCGAATCTCACCGCTTCCGCCATCTAAGATACTGTTCTGAAAGGGTTTTTAAATCGAGGCACTCCCGTAGGGAGCGATTTGGGAACATTTTGGGAATGGTGGTGTAAAAAAGAGGCCCATTGCAGGCCTCCCGCTGCTGGATTTACTCCAGGTTTAGCGCCTTGTTGAGGATGCCGACGAAGTCCGGGCCGTCCTCACTGATCCACGTCGCGTAGTGCTTGAAGATCATCGCCGTCGACGTGTGCCCCATCTGCTCCGCAATCCACTCAGGTGATGCAAAGCCACTGCTCAACAGCTGGCTTGCGAACGTGTGGCGGCATTGGTTTGGCCCGCGCGGGCGCAGCCCTGCCTTCTTCAAGTGCGATTTCCACCAGCCATTGCGTAGCGTGTCCGATGTCGAATACGCCTGGCCGCTGGCCGTGTTGTGAAAGACAAAACGCACCGACTGTTTGCGCTGCGTGCGGTTGTCGCGGTCGGTGACCTCGATCTGCACCGGCGGCAGGCTCTGCGTGTGTGCGACCTGATCTTTCAACGCGCGCAGGGCTGGGGCCAACAGCTTCAACTTGCGGGTAGAGCGTCGGGTTTTGGTGACCTTGTACGCACTGCGCACCCTCGCGCGGCGGAATGTCACCGTGCCGGCATCGAGGTCGACGTCTTCCCACGCCAGTGCCATGGCTTCGCTCACGCGCGGGCCGCTCCAGAGCATGAACCTGATCAGGTTGATTTCCTGGGCGCGGTCGCTTGGGGTGTTGAGCAGCGTGTCGATTTCTGCGCGGGTAAATGGGTCTGGTGCTTCTGCATCGGGCAGGGTGATGACGATGCCGTCCGTTGGGTCGTGAGCGGTTTTGTTCCTGGTGCGGTACAGGCGGAAAATCTGGCGCATGTTGCTGACGATTTCGCGCACCGTTTTGTTGTGCAACGTAGACATCAGCACGTTTTGCACCCAGCCCTGCAGGTCTAGGTGGTCGATTTGGTCTGCCTGAACATCGGCCCAGCGTGGGCGGATATGGTTTTCCACTCGGCTGCTGTACCCACGGAAACCGCTCGCGGCGATCTGGTTGCGTTTGATATCAAGCCAGAGGTCGATGTAGTGGCCGAAGGAGTTGGTTTTCACCCTGGGCGACTCAGGAAAGTGGCGGGCATAGCTGAATGTGCCGGCCTTTATCTCGTAATTGATCATGCCTACCAGGCGTTCGGCCTGGGCGATGTTCTCTGGGCTGGCATCGCCCGGCATCGCCTCACGGCACAGCTCGCCCTGGTGGCGAAAATACACACGCACGCGGTTGCCGCGTACCTCAACTCCATCAGCCATGTGCGTCCCCACGCAAAACAACGGAAAAGGCCCAGTCTATGGGCCTGAAAAAGAAGCGGCCCGTTGCCGGGCCTAGAATTGAAAGGGTTGGTTTCTAGATCATGGCGAGTTGTTCACGTCGCAGTTTGGGCAGCTGGTGTAGGCATCGATCTCGCGCAGGAAGCGACCACACCCGCTGCAGCGGTGGACGTAGCGCCGATACTTCTGGCGCTTGATCTTCGGCAGCGTGAGGCCCACCGACCGCAGCGCCTGCTTTTGGTTGAGTAATGCATACCTGACTACTGTGCGGGCGCGTTCGTCGATGTAGCCGCAAGGCCACAGATCAAAGCCCTGCGCTTGGTACCCAGCTGCATTGGCTGCATAGGGTTGTATGGCTTCTTTGAGGTTTGCAGTGGGGCCTTGTTCGCTGCGCCATACGAGGTCGTTTCCATCCCACTCCCGTGAATACGACACATACACGCGGCCGTCATCGTTTCGGAACGCCTCAGCTTCGGACCTGGTGAGGTACTGGCAGTCGGCCCCCACCTCGGCCAGTTCGCGGACGTAGTCAACCGGCCACGGCAGGTCGGTTTCGCGGCACTCATACTGGCGCACAGCCTGCTCGCGGGTGAACTGCTCGGCTTCGTCCAGGTTGGACGTATAACCGCCGCCGTCGCGCCAAAACATTGCTCGGCTGCCCACGTTGGAGCGGCTGTCCTGCAGGTAGAAGTGGTCAGACATTGGCCACCTCTTGTTTCTGGAAAACGGGAAGGGCACATGCCTGCTCTCTGACGGCAAGCATTGCCTCGGGTTCATAGCCCCAGATGTTGCCGAGGCTAAGGTTGTTTCGCTCCGGACCAAGGTAGAACGGATCGAGCGGTTTGCCGGTGCAGATGTAGTCACGGAAGGCTTCAACCAAGGCGCGTAATGTTCCCCCGTGTGTGAAGCCCCGCCATTTGCTTCCCCAGGTTGTTGGGTGCGTGTAAATGCGCTTGCCGCTGTAGTCATCGATGAACCAAACCTTGCCACGCTCGTCGACTTCCATGCTGGCGTAACGCTGGCTGCTTTGGCTGAAGAAGAAGCGCCGGCCATGGCTAGCGATGATGCCAATAACCTGATTGACCTCAGCCACACGCGCTTTCTTGGCTGCTAGTGCTTTCATGCCGGCTCTCCTGGATGGCTGAAAATGACCGCGCCTTTGTTGTCGATCAGGTCGCGGGTTTGTTCCACCAGGAGCGCAGGGTCTAGGCCCAGTTTGTTGGCCATGGCGTCGGCGGCTTGGCGGGCGCTGATGGTGTTGCTGGCGGTTTTCTTTTGGCCTTTGACGGTGGCCACGTAGGTGCCGGTGGTGTACCGGCAGCGGATTTCAACGGGCATTGCGGCGGCCTCCCTGGGCTTTTTTGGCGGCGACGTTGGCCATGTAGGCGGCCCACTCGACGGTTTTGCGCTGCTGGCGGATGCGGCTGCACTTGGCATGGTTGCCCGTGGATCTGGCCCTTTGGCAGATATCGCAGATGCTGGGCAGGTCGAGGCGTTGGCCGTTTAGGGTTGGGCGCTCACGCATGGGGCACCACCTTAGGCATCAGTGGGCCAAGCCACTCAAATACCGGGCTGAGTTGTGCAATGGAGTAGCCGTATTCGAGGCTTGGCTCGGTGTTGACCAGGTGAAGGTTGCACCACAGCGCGCCATCGACTATCTGGACTTTTACCAGGGCGTCCGCTTCCAGCAGGAAGCAGCGAATCCAGTACGCGCCGGGCTGGGTTGGCTTGTCGTGTGTCCAGCCGTCTCCAGTAACTATTTCTGCGCTTGTCATTGATGCCATGGAGAACAAAGCCCGGGTGTTCCATGCGGCAATGTCTTCAGGCATGTCTAGGTTAAGCAGCGGCAATTTAGAGCCTTTGCACCCCTCTGTTTGGCAGCAGGCGTATGGGTTGTTTTTGCGCCGCTTCTCAAAAAGCGACTCACCACAAAAGGGGCACGGCTTCAGTACGTCGCTCATTGGTCGCGCTCCTGCTGGTCGTCGCGGAAGGTGTAGATCTGGTTCAGCTCAAAGCCGTCATTGAGTGCGGCGCGGATCCAGTCCAGCGGTTTGCCCGTGCCTTTGTATTTCTCCGGCAGGTTGCGTGCATTGAAGTGGTGGGCCATGCGTTTCGTCGCTTCACCGTCGTATTCGTCGGCATCGGTGGTGAAGATGAACTCGCGGATGATGCGGCCACACCAGCGCAGCGTGTGATAGACAACGGTTTCACCGTGAACCACTGCTTTAAGGCGATTAGCCGCGAACACACGCATGCACTGATCGTGACGGGCTTGATCGATGATCCATGGCGGACGTACATCAGATGGCAGCTTTTCGCCGGTCGCCAGCAGGCGGTTTATCTCGGTGGCCAGCGCCTGGGTGTTCTCAAGGCGCTCAAATTTACGGCCAATCAACTTGGCGCTGCCGGTTTCCAGCAGGTCGCTGTCGTGCTCAAACAGCGTCCAGCCATCGCAGTCGCGGCCCGTGCAGAGGAAGTAACGCCCACCGGCTGAGGCCAAGCGCTCACGGCTTGAAATAACGGTGAAGGTCATACCGTAGCGCGTGACGGTCTTCCTGCCTGTGGTAGCCTTGCCGAGGCTAACTTCTGGGGCTTGTGCTTGCATGGTGCTTCTCCTTGGGGTTGGTTTGGCCCTGGTGGGTTGCCGCCCACCGGGGCCTTTTCTTTTCCGGCTTGGCCGGTGTCAGTTGTATTGGGCGTGCCAGGCTCGCCATACCTTTTTGAAGCCATCCCAGATCGCGTCGCCGTTGGTCACGTAGGTGTGCACCTCCTGCTCGGGGCGTGCGTCCAGGTGCAGTACGGCGATGCAGTCTTTGTAGAGCGCGGTGTCGAGCTTGCGCAGGTCGGTGAGCGGGAAGGGGTAGGCCGTGCCGTTGTAGAGGCTGAGCAGAAAACGGGCGATCACGCCGCTTTGGCCTGAGTCGCGCTGTGCCACGGGCAGCAGGCGATAAAGGGCGGCCAAACCAGCGGCGCGGATGGCGGGGCGCTGGGCTTCTTCTTCGGCCAGTACGGCCAGTACACGTTGAGTGCTGGGGCTGAGCATGGTGCTTCTCCTTAGTTCGCCCAGGCGTTGCCGCGCCTGGGCATGTTGGTTAGCCGAGGCGGGCCAGCAGGTCGGGGGTGAGGTAGCCGGCGAGGATGATCAGCGCCAGGGTTAGGCCGCTGACGGCCAGGGTGGTGACGGTTTCCAGCGGGTTGGGTTGATGGTCGTTGTCGTGGTGCATGGTGCTTCTCCTTGGGGTTGTTGCCGGCGTTGCCGCGCCGGGGTTGGGTTAAGCCTTGAACACCCAGCACTTCACGGTTGCGCAGCGTGCTGAGAGTGGGTTTTTCATGTTGTAAACGGCGCGCACGGCGCTGTCGGTGGCGCGGTTGATGTCGATGCAGGGCCGCGAGCGGCTGTGCTTGAGCAGGGTGCGCAGGGTGGCCACGTCGGCCAGCTTTTGCCGGTGCTCGGCGGCGCGCTCGGCGAACTCGTTGAGGTTGATGGCGATGTGTTCGGGCTTTTTGCTGTGGTTCACCACCGGATCGTCGCTGAGCGATTGCAGGTAGTCGTAGACCTCCCAGAACGTGCGGACTTCCTCCGGGTCGGCGTTGATTGCGCCTTGGCGATCCACGGCCATGGCCATCAGTTCTTGTTGGGTGCTGCGCAGTTGCTCAGCGCTGAGCGGTACCACGGTTTGGATGGCATCGAGCAGGGCCAGCAACTGGGCGTGGTTTTTGATAATCCGCTCCACGCGGATCTCGCGGATGGCGCGCAGGCTTTGCTCATGCAGGCGCACTTGCTTGCGGAAAACCTCCAGCACCTGGTGCTCGGCCTTGGCGGCCATGATCAGGAAGTGACTGACATCCTTGGCGCTGAGGTGGTTGAGGC